CACAACTGCGCGTTCTGCATGTATCGTTTGGTTAGAGTACCCGCATCCACGAGACCGAGAGCCGACCCTATTACGGGAACAGGCAATCTCCTTGCCATGCTTGGTTATCGTCGCATAGTGCAAATGGGTGTTCTGGAACACCTGAGAGTACTGCATTTTGTAACGTTCTTAAAGTTACTCAAACCGTATTCGTTTTTCGTTTAAAATGTTCGCGCAGTCTAGGAGTAATGAGTCGGGGGTGGCAATTAGATCCACCCGCTAGAATTCATACAAATATACTATTTGGTCCCGGAATGTACCTGAATCCAGGTTTCGTCCGGGCCCACAATATAACTCACGTAGTAAACTGTGCCTTTGATAAAGATAGCCCTTTGTGGTTCAGAACTAAAAGTCCCTCTAACTATGCGTGTATTGAAGCACTGGATAGTGAAAAAGAGAATATTCTGAAATGGTATCCAAAATTTGAACAGACAATGAATACCTTTTTACGTAGTCCCGGATCACATAATATTTACGTTCACTGCCAGTGCGGAATCAATCGGTCAGGTTTCCTGGCATTGATGTTCGTGTGTAAGAAGTTCGGATACCCTGTGGATATTATGACCACAGCTATTCTGAAACAGCGTCCTTGTGCTTTGACGAATCCCGAATATAAGCGCCAAGTAAAATCACAATTAGAACACAATGGCAGACCTCGGCAAGAACTCGCTGTGGAGTGATATTTCCAATGGCGCCGGTAACGTTGAGACCAGTTTAATGGGTCCGTCGTACAGCTATGCGGACAATATTCCTACGACGGACAGTCTAGGAGTAGGATCGGATGGAACGTTTAGTCAGATGGGTACGAATTTAGGAGCGGTAGGTACGTACGTCGGAACAATGACGTACGGAACTCCTTTGGGTAATCAGTATTATGTGAATACTGGCGGAACGTGTACGGCTCCTAATGGATCCCTGCAGTCTCGGCACAACTACATTAATAACATGAGCTCTGGCTTGATTCCCGGAGTCATTTCAGATATTGGAGGTCTGAATCCTCTGTACTTAATGAACTCTATGATGGCTGCATCGTCTCCTCCCTGCAAGTGTTACCAATGCCCAGTAACGTCTGGCGGAGCATTTCAGTTTCTGAGCCCCGACCTATCTCCCGATTTTGATTCTACCAAATGTCAGGTCGTAGACCCTTCCAAGTGTCCACAGACCAAAAGCACCGAGAGTTTTTCGAACGATACGCTAGTTCCCACCATCATTGCCGGAATCGCACTGTGCACAATTATCCTTCTTCGCAAATGAATGAATTTAAGGCAAAGTAAGTTGAATGGCATAATGGACAACATATTCCGCATAAAGCGACAGCGAGACACAACGTCCAAAAAGACCGACGTTGTATCTGGTACTCTGGATTCTGTCCACCAGTCTATCGTGACTGAAATACGTGACGAAACTACGAACGGAGACGATCTGAGACTTCATTTAAAGCAGATGGAGCAGGAACTTGAAGTTCTAGAAAGATCAGCTATTTTATCGGATATTCTGAAAGCCTCAAAACTTCAAGAAGAAATACGAGATTTGACGAAGAGGTTAGACCAGACGAATCCTTTGACGGATTATTACCTCAAGAATGCCGACATTATGCTGAAATATTACGGATCAGGAGAAAAGATCCAGCACACGAATGTTCCTGCTGATCAGAACACTTTCGTGAAATACCTGACCCAAACTGTGTCTGAAACAGTAGCTCCCTCCAAAAAGAAGTTATTTGACGAGTTTGCTACTAGGATGAAACTGAATACTGGCGAACCGGCAGAGGTACGAAAAGCAGTAACTGAACATTGCGAGAAGTGTAATATTGCTCGTGAAGAATCGTCTGATGAAGGTATTCTGGTTTGCCCTACCTGCGGATCGGAAGAGTATATGTTAGTCGTATCTGACCAACCTTCCTTCCGCGATCCTCCCAAGGAGCGTAATAACTATGCTTACAAGAAGATCAATCACCTGAACGAGATTCTGAACCAGTTTCAGGCAAAGGAATCTACCATTATTCCGAATGAAGTCATGAACGAAGTTGTCTTGGAAATCAAGAAGCGACGTATTCAGAACGTCGCGGAACTTACGGAAAAAGATATGCGCGAAATCTTAAAAAAGCTGAATAGATCAAAGTACTATGAACATGCTACTCATATTATTTCTAGACTTAATGGTAACCCTCCCCCTACAATTACTCCTGAAATTGAAGAAAAAATAAGAGCAATGTTCCAGGAAATCCAAGCCCCTTTTTTGATTTACTGTCCCGATGACCGAACCAATTTCCTATCCTATTCATACATTCTCTATAAGTTCTTTGAACTCCTAGAGCTAGATGAGTACAAGGTTTATTTTCCGCTGTTGAAATCTCGCGATCGCCTAATTGCCCACGATTTCATTTGGCAGAAGATTTGTGATTATTTGAAGTGGGAGTTTATACGGAGTGTCTAATGGAGCGCGCGCCACACCATCTTGTGCGTCAGAGCCCACACTAGAGCGAACACGCCGGCGTGCGTCAGGGCAACCGTGGTGCGAGATCCGCCCGGAGGTAAGGACAGAACAACGCCAGGGGTCAGTACGAAAAAGAGCGCAGCAGCGTAGAGAGCCATCCACCACATGATTGTATACTTTTGTCTGCGATAAAATTCAAATGGAGGTTAAGCCGTTAGGAGTTCCTCCGAGCAGTAGGTTTCGGCAACCACCTCCATCTGCTGCCAAAACAGTTGCAGCTAAACCTTCTTCTTCGCGAACTGTTCCTACAGGAGGTCCAACTACGGTTCGCAAGACGGCCGGACGCAAGGGTCGTAAGGTGCGCAAGACTCGCAAGGTAACTCGCCATCGTCGGTAAATATGTGGCTTTCACATTATTTTCTTCTTCAAGAGCATATCAATGATTAGTCGCTGGGGGTATCATCTCATCGTAGATGCTGCCAACTGTGTTCCTAGCTCCATCCGTTGTGCCCGTAATATTGAACAGTTCACCCACACTCTTGTTAAGCGCATTGATATGGTCGCTTACGGCAAGCCACAAATCGTAATGTTTGGAACAGGCAATAAGAAAGGATACACACTTGTTCAGCTTATTGAAACGTCAAATATCACCGCCCATTTTGTAGAAGAGTCCAACGATATGTACCTAGATGTATTTTCCTGCAAGCAGTTTGATCCGTCTATTGTTGAGGCAGTTCTCAACAAGCACTTTTTACCCCAGAACGTTAAGACTCGTTACCTTGAGCGCCAGGCAGAGCATAAGGAACCGCCAGGATGGTAAATTAAAAATGGTGGTGTTTAAAACACCGGTTGTTGTTCAGCAATCCTTGCGGACACCGCCCGTGGCGATGAGTCCGGCAAGGGTCACGTCTCCTATCATAACGGCCACGTCGAGCGGCGTCTTATCAAGGCTGTTAATGTGCTTGGTGTCCACGTGGCGGTCGATGAGCCAGTAGATAATCATGCCAAGGTCCTCGGTCGAGAACTTCTTGTAGTGGCAGCACAGCGTGTGCAGCGCATTGTAGCCGTACCCGTCCGTGTCGTTCGGGTTGGCGCAGTGCGTGTATAGCAGCTCCTTGATATCGGAAACATTGCCCTTCTGAATGGCCCACTGCAGCGCAGTCAAGGGCACGTTGGGCGTGTAGTTAATAGTAGACATCTCAGGTAGTGCGGAAAGCGTAACGTGTATGTCGTGTTGAGATACACTCTCTTAACAAAAATGATTCCGTTTTTGTTCAGACGAGTTAAAAATTTGGTGTTGACGTTTCCGCCAAACACCGTTTAAAAGTTCAGTCAAGCTTCTCGAGGTCGCGTGCCCACTTCTCAATGCGGGCGATCTCCTTGCGGAGCGGCTCAATCTTGGCGATCAGCCGGTGGCATTCTGCCTTGTCGCCCACAGCGGTAGCACCATCAATCTCCCACTGGAGTACATCGATGTGCTGCATCATGTCTTGGCAGCGGTCAGTCTCGAGGTAGCACTTGGCCGCCTCGGCGCGGAGCTTGGTCCACGCCTTGATCTGCATGGTGTCCCACGCAGTCTTGACAGAGCCGCGCGTCTTGGCGAGCGACTCCATCTGTTGCGAGCAGTACTGCATGTTCGCCATGTAGTTCTCGCCGGTCGCCTCGGCGACAATGGGCTTGCCCCAGTAGAGCTTGCCGTTGTTGAAGCTGGCAGCCAACTCCTTGTTGGTGCGGTTGTCAGCCGTTGAAATTCCGAGCGCCTTCTTCAGCGGCTCGGCGTTGAGGCCCTCATCGCCCCAGTTGATCTCTGCAATAGGCATCAGGGCAGTCTTGTAAGACGACTTGATGACAGACATGGCAGGTGTAGTTGTGTGTAATGTTCTATTTAGTAAAAACGTTTCCGTTTTCAATATGCATCGGTATCGCGCGGGCAAGTCTGATGAGGATCAGAGTTTGAAATACAGTCTCCAGACGGGCACTGCTTGTATCCTTCCGGGCACTTCGGGTTTACTTTCGTATCGGGATTAGCGAATCCTTCCATCATTGGCACAACGTACTTGAATGCAACCCAAATCACAGCAACCGCAAGAAGAGTCATAACCAGTGG